AAATCACTCACTCTAGGATAATGTCTATCAACTTTAAGTTCTCCACTAGTAAATTTAGTAATATCAGTTATTTTTTTAATCAACCTTGCTCTTGGAAACCTTCTTGACTTTTTATCAAATGTATAATCCAACTGTACATTCCCACCAATTATTGTTGATATAAATTCAACAACTTCTTTATCTTTAAGTGCAATCGAAATCTCGGTGTTCATATGATTAATACTTCCATCCGCCAAAATAAATCCTAAGACATATGCTTTTTCTTTGGAATCTATTTTATTAAATGTATAATTATCACTTTTTTTATACTTTGATTGGTATTGTAAGTCATACTTATGAATCCAATAACTCACTGTGTTCCTATGTAATCCACTTATAGTTTCAATATCTCTAGTGGACATTCCGTCTGATAAATATTTTTCTAATAATTCTTTTTTCATTTTATACCCCTTACTTTAATTAAATTTGAGTGGTAAGTATTTAACTATTTACGTCTGCCGTTCTGACCGATTAATTCAGTCACCTTGGAGTATAAGTCCATGAAGGACACTGCCCCACTAGTTTCTTTTGCAGTATTATTGATTAATGTTCCTCGTGGAGATAATTTTGAGATGTCCAAACCACATCCACCGCCAAAACTGAAAGTTCTTGCTAAATTTTTAGCTGTGTCGAATATTGATTCAATATTATCTTCGGGAGGGGATAGAACGTAACAATTACTAAATGTAACTTTTTTACCTTGATGTTGCAACCCTCTATTGGCTAAAATTCTACCCCCAAATAGGAATTTCTTATCCACAATTAACTGTCGCAATTCATCATCATTATTTGCGACACGGTCTAACCAATCATCGAATGTTTCATCGTTGTATTGGTACTTATTTTCCCATATATCTTGTCCTAACTTATTATCTTCACCTAACCATTCTTGTATTTTCATTCTACATCCTTTCCGTATACACGTATAGTTTTACCGTCAATTGTCTTTGGTTTTGAAACCAATCCAAGTTTCCTTTTTACTTCCTTACTGAAATTCAGTTTCTTAACCGACTGACAACCAGTCTTAACGCACCAAACTTGATACATTAGGAACACATCATTTACCGATTCATTTTCAACTGTTGGTTCATCCTCTAACCACTCAATGATATTGTTATTGGACTTTATATAATCTGCCTTTTCGGTTTCACCCTTTGTAGATGAAGTAAATCCTTTGTTGAATATTATTCTTTTCAAACCGGCAATTGCAATCTTTAATAAGTACTCGATTGCATCGTCGCTCATTAGTTTATCTTCAATAAAAGGGTCATAATCTCCATCCCCTTTAGTAAACCTAGCATTGAACGGAATAATTATAATTCTCCTTGAAAATCCGTCTGTCTTATCATGTACTTGTGGTAATTCATTGGCACAAAATATCTGTGTCGCATAACTTTCCAATTCAAATGGGTCGCAATATTTATATTGTATCATGAATGATTCACCAGTAACTATCTTTTTAAATGCCGATGAATTTTCCAAATACTTTGCTGAAATATCGTCACCAATATTGGCGAGTTTATTATACAATCCAGATGGTTTAAATTGGTCTTCTAATTCTCTCAAATCAAGTGAAGTATAATTGGACTTTCCTAGCAACTTCTTTACGCAGTTTAGTATGGTAGACTTACCATTACTTCCCTCACCGGTCAATATGAAGCACGATTGCATGGTATTTGCTCTGTAAAGGCTGTACCCTATCATTTCTTCCAGTAAAGTTCTTATTTGCGTATCATGGCAACATACCTTATTCAAAGTTTCATCCATTACTTTTGAATATGCATTTTCATTATACTCATAATCGATACGATTGTTGATTATGAAGTTAGGTGCATATGGAAATTGCTCCATCGTTTCCAAATCTAGTATCTCGCTTTTCAATCCCATATATTTAGCACTACTAAACTCGCCATTCTTAACACACTGTAGTGATATATACTTGTAGACTTCCTTACGTTGCGTGTCCTTTAAACTGGGAATTTTGGATATCATCTGCTTTTCAAATTCTGCCGGATTATCTGAGTAAAGATTGTTCTTTGTGTATATGAATACTCTACCCTCGATACGGACAATATGTGAATTACTCAACATGTAGTTACCAAATCTATCATGGAGAAACGCACCTTTTTCTGTGAAAAATAACTCCTCTGAAAACGATTCATCCCTTGTGATAGTGTCTATTTCTCGGTCTGTCAACGGCTCATATAGTATGTGCTTATTGATAACCTTGATTGTCTTACGGATTTCTTCTCTTGTGAAAGCATATAGTTGTAGTTTCAAGATGTACTCAAACAGTGTTTGATTTCTCGATGTTGACTTCTCCAAATTATAATCCGTCTTGCTGATAGGTTTTAGGAATGCCGGAATGACTTCCAGTTCAGTATACGTTTTCAACCATTCTCTTTGAGTAACCTCATTGGTCTTGTAAATAACTTCTTCTCCATTTACAATTCTTATGTGACTTATCTCTTTTGTTGTTCTTAATGGAATTACTCTATTTTTAGAACCCAATCCTATATCACATGATATTCCAATTGCATTGAATACCCCCACAGATTGACTTTTTATACTCCCATCATCTAACATATAGACGTGAATCCCTCTTGAAGTTTTTAATATATCACATTTAATTTTATATTCATCTATTATCTTCAACATTGTATTTGCATCTTCTTCTTTATCGAAATCAAGTTGAATATAATCTTCATTTAAAATTCCACAATAATCCCTACCATCTGTAGGTGGAGAAGTCAACCAGTTTTCTTTATTCTTTACAGATGATAACGGTGTCTTATAATTCGAAATTAAATATCCGTTAAATAAATTACCCATTTAAAATACCCACTTCCTTATACTTCCATAAATACCCAATATGAGTCTTTTGTTTGCCAACGCAACATCTTTGTACACTAGACTGGTGAAATCCTTGCCGTTCACATTCTCGTGTTGATTCATATTCTTTTATTAAGTTCATATTAATATCAAATTGTAATACTCTTTTACACTTTAAAGGATGGTTTGTGAGTTTACGAGCAACTATATCATTTCTACTTCCATAATTAGTATTATAAGATGCAGTACACCATTCTAAATTATCAAGGTTATTATTTGCTTTTACCTCGTCTTTGTGATTTACTTGTAATGAAGTATTATCATTTGGTAAAAATGCAAGTGCAACTAATCGATGAACACTCACCCCAATTGCAACTCCATATTTACATAGTCTAACTAAACTATATCCATTCATATTTACATCCTGCTTTAATGTTTTACCTTTTTTTAATTGACTTCCACCATTACCATTTACAATTCTATCTAAACTTCTGACTCTACCCATATCACTAACTTGATATAATCCCTCATACCCAACAATGTCTTTCCATATCTCCATAACTCTCCTTTCACTGTAAGTATATAATACCACACATCTGCCGATTTGTCAAGTCTTATCTGCCTAAAAACTCTTTTATTCTAGCATTTGCAATATCAATGTACCATTGCTTATCTACCGTACTTGGAATTTTCATTCCATTGATGTCATCATTGTATATAAAACAGTTAATTGGTGTACTTGCAGTCTTATCTAATGTGGTCTTATCTTTCTTTTTCTTATATAGAGTGCCGTCAGCACCGTCTGTACTAGCAAAGCACCTATGTACCTTATCGTATATTATCTCTCCGTTGTGACTACCATACTCATATTTTCCGGTTATCTTAGTAATTTTTTGAAAGTCAATCATTAAATTGGAATCCATAACAGTCTTTTCAACCGAAGTACCGTTAAGTAAATACTGTACAACAGCACGGTTCACTATTGGTAAGTCATTATCAAGTGGGGATAATTTTTTCACATACCCACCTTTCCGTTTAATGCTCCCATCGTCTTTTACTATAATATACGAATTGACATCTTTCTGTATAACTCTCGTGATATTATCAAATTCCATAGTCATACGTGTTCTCTTGCACCATTCATCACAAATAGTAACTATCTTGCTCTTATCGTTCTTATCAAATAGTTTCAACAATACTCCATCGGTGTTTGACTGTATCAGTTCACATTTTCCATCCAGTTTATCAATCAAATCCAGTAGTAATAATTGACCAGCAATGCATGTGTTATTGGACTGCAAAGGGTCGTAAAG